GCTCTACACCGCCCCACCACAGCGCCCGTGGGTAGGGCTGACTCAGCAAGACATCGACATTGCGTTTGATGACACGCAAGAGGGTGGTGGGTTTGATGACTTTGCCCGAGCCATTGAAGCCAAACTTAAAGCCGTAAACGGCTTTCTCAAGGAGAAGAACACATGAACGAAGACAACATTTATCTTGGCGATGGCGTGTACGCCAGCTTTGATGGCTATCAAATTTGGTTGGCAGTCAATCATCATGAGAACAATGTTGTTGCATTGGACCCGAGCGTGTTTGCCAGACTGTGCCAATACGCTGACATGTTGAAGGAGAAGAACACATGAGCAAAGAGCGAGAAGCATTGAAGCTGGCGCTTAAGGATGCAGAAGGCATCGTCAATTCCGACTGGAGAAAATGGGAAGAGCTTGCATCACCCCAAGAATTTGAAGCGTGGGTTAAAAGACGAGCGCTGCACATGGCGGGCGCCATCAAAGCAGCCTTGGCACAGCCAGCGGGGCGCAACTTCTGCCCACGCTGCGGCAAGCGACTTGCTAGTGGGTTCGTTGAGATCAGCATTCACAAATGCACACCACCAAAGGAGAAGAACACATGACACTACCACGCTACCTAGTACTGGTAACTCGTGGTGTCACACCTGTCTATCGCTACATACCACCCGCTGATGCAGTTGAGGCGGGGGTTGTAGCACGAGCCATGTGTGGCACAGACTACGAAGCTGCTGTTGCCTATGCCAATGAGAAGAACGAGTTGATGGACAAGTGGCGCAAGGAAGTTCGCTACTCAAAGAACTTGTCAGAGAAGTCTAGTCTTGAAGACTTGTTCAAGGCATACATCAACAGCATTGGTTACAAAGCTTTGTCACCGAAGAGCAAGACAGACTATGCCTACTACCTGAAGCAATGGTTCAACGACACAGCCGTTGTGCATACGCTGCTCAAGACAAGGCTTGGTGATCTGTCTACACCCATGTGTCAGCGCATCTATGACAAGCATGCAGAGAACAGCGTCAGCCTTGCCAATCACACACTGGCTGTCTATCGTTTGTTGTTTAGCTTTGCCATTCGCAATGGCTTCACTAAGCACAACCCCTTCACTGAGATTGACAGGCGACAAGACAAGCCGCGCCGTGTGGTGTGGGAAAAGAAACACATCAAGAAGTTTATGGATGTTGCCTTCAGCAAATATGAATGGCGCAATGTAGGCTTGCTTGTATACATGGCATACTCATGGGGCCAGCGCTTGGGTGACATGCGTCTGCTGACATGGGACAACTACGATGCTGACACTGGTGTGATGAAGCTGGAGCAGAGCAAGCGTAGGGCAAGGGTTGAGCTACCGACAAGCACAGGCTTGCGTGAGATGCTGGCACAGCAGAAGGCAGACATTGGCTGGCAGAAGTACATTGTCCCGTCCTCTCGTGGTGATGGCTCTGGTGGATTTAAACCATTCACCCTGTTGCAATTGGCTGCGCTTGGTGGCACAATCATGAAAGCTGCTGACCTGCCAACCCATCTGAAGATGATGGACATGCGGCGCACAGCAGTGACTGAAATGATTGAGGCTGGTGTTCCATTGACTAACATCATGTCTGTCACTGGTCATGCCACCACACACAGTCTCACCCCATACATCAAGAACACACTTAAGAGTGCATCTGTTGCACAAGGAATGAGGGATATGTTATGAGTACATGGTTGATCGCCATCATCGGCGTAGTTTATTTAGTCATTGCCATTGATCTAATCATCAAGGGTAATGTGGGCTTAGGCGTAACCTTCGTAGGCTACAGCTTAGGTAATGTTGGTTTGTGTATTGCAGCAAGGAATGTAGCATGAGCGAAGTTAAACTGGTATGGGCAACGCCCGATCTTGATAAGCATCTGGCTTACATTGCTCGCGTCAGCAACCCCAACAATCAAGACAACCCCAACAAGGAAGGGCTGTTCAAGTACATGATGCGTGAGGGACATGTCAGTCCCTTTGAAATGTGCAACATGTGTGTAGAGATTACGACAACCCGCGACATTGCGCGACAAGTATTGCGACATCGAAGCTTTAGCTTTCAAGAGTTTAGTCAGCGCTATGCTGACACCATCTTGTTGCCGCAAGCTGAGAGCCGTGAGTGTCGCATGCAGGATACAAAGAACAGGCAGAATAGTATTGTGTCCACTGATGCTGAGGTCAATGCCAAGTGGGCATCTCTACAGCAGGATGTAATTGAGTTGTCTCTTCAGAACTACCTCACTGCCTTGACTATTGGTGTTGCCAAAGAGCAAGCAAGGGCGCTGCTGCCAGAGGGTTTGACCACCAGCCGCATGTACATGAACGGCAACATGCGTAGCTGGATACACTACTTGAACAGCAGGTTGCACTTGTCAACACAGAAGGAACATCGTATCGTGGCACAGCAAGTACTTGATATCATGCGTGTAGCTGCACCAGTTACAACAGCGGTATTCTTTCCAGAGGAATTGTCATGACATGTAAATGTAATCCCGATAATCCGTTCCTTTGGAATGTAAACCGTAGACCATCATCGTTTGCCAATGACCCGCTGTACAAGGCAAGGATGGGTAGTGGCAAGACAACAAGCCAGATCATGACGGATGTTGTAAAGAAGAAACGCGAAGACAACATCAATCATGGCACAATCTATGGGTTGAACAATGACAGGGAAGCAGCAATGCTTCGTGCTAAGTTGTTTAACATCTTCACAAAGACAGTACCCAAGTAGACACATGGCCTTCATAAAGACACACACTAAATGTGAGAAGTGTGGCAGCAGCGATGGTGTTGGTATCAATGCTGACATGTCTAGCTACTGCTTTGTTTGCTCCGAATACACACCACCAGATGGTGAGAAAGAATACACAGTGATTGATGTAGAAATTAAAGCACCGGACATGGCGTTCCTCAAGAACTATGACAAGGGTAATGCCGTGTCTGTTGTTGATAGACGCATTACTAAAACAACAATGGAGCGCTTCGGTGTTGTTCGTGACGAGGACAAGTATTACTTTCCCTACTACGACAAAGACCTTCAGCTTGTAGCTGCTAAGGTGAGGGGCGTGAAGGACAAGACCTTCGTTGCCAGCGGCGCATGGTCCAAGGGTACGCTGTTCGGACAGAACCTGTTCCCCACTGGTGGCAAGTACATCACCATTGTTGAGGGTGAGTTCGATGCACTGGCAGCATACCAAATGACTGGCAGTAAATGGCCTGTCGTTTCCATCCGCAATGGTGCTGCCTCTGCCATCAAAGATTGCCGCGCCAACTACGAATACTTGAACAGCTTCGACACCATTGTCGTTTGCTTTGACGGTGACGCTGCTGGTATCAAGGCTAGCAAAGAAGTGGCTGAGTTGTTTGGCAGCAAGTGCAAGGTGTTCAAACCTGTTGCTGATTACAAGGACGCATGTGATTGGCTGTCAGAGAGCAAGGAAGCTGGCTTCGTTGATCGCTGGTGGAAGGCTGAGTCATTCGTGCCTGATGGTATTGTTGCTGGTAGTAGCCTATGGGATACAGTGTGTACACCAATGGCTCCAGCCGATTGCAACTACCCGTGGGCAGGGCTGAACGAGATCACCTATGGCATCCGCTTCGGTGAGCTTGTGACAGTGACGGCAGGTAGTGGCTTGGGCAAGAGCCAAGTGCTGCGTGAGGTGGTGTGGCATCTGTTGCAGAAGACGAAGGACAACATCGGCTTGATGTTCCTTGAAGAGAGTGTTCGCAAGACAGCGCTGTCGATGATGAGCTTGGCTGCTAACGCACCCCTGCATTTGCCTGACGCTGTTGTCTCTGACGAAGAGCGTGAGCGTGCCTTTGCTGAGACACTTGGCACAGATCGTTTGTTCCTGTTCGACCACTTCGGCAGCACATCAATTGAGAATATCATCAATCGTGTACGCTACATGGCAAAGGGCATGGGCTGCAAGTATGTGTTCCTTGATCACCTGTCAATCATTGTGTCAGCACAGGACAATGGTGATGAGCGCAAGGCCATTGACGAAATCATGACGAAGCTTCGCATGCTGGTGCAGGAAACAAACATTGCACTGGTCATCGTCAGCCACCTGAAGCGTCCATCTGACAAGGGCCATGAGGAAGGCGCATTGACTTCGCTGTCACAGCTTCGCGGCTCTGCTGCCATTGCTCAGTTGTCGGACATGGTGATTGGCCTTGAGCGTAATGGACAATCAGAAGATGAAGTGGAACGCAACACCACTAAGGTGCGTGTGTTGAAGAATCGCTACAGTGGACAGACAGGACCAGCCTGTCACTTGCATTACAATAAGCACACTGGTAGGATGTTGGAAGTTGAACCTGAACCTGATGGAGAATTGCTATGACAACTACATTTAAACAAGACATTGTTGATATCGTTAACTACTACGACTGTAGAGCAGAGATGTTCGTACAGATTGAACGCGCCCTTGACTGGTTTGAGAAGTCCGATAACGAACAGCGCATGTGGAATCATCTCTTTGAATATGCTTTGTTGAATGAAGCTACCAAAGAAATGTTCGATGCCTTCAGCTACGATACACTGTCCCTTCTTATTGGTTCATTCGGTGGCAAGATAATTATCGCTGGCAATCTCGATGAGTAAGGGCAGCGCACAGCGACCACGATCAGTGGCTGATGATGAGTGGGCAGCACGATGGAATTCCATCTTCGGTAAGGACAGCATTGAAGATTTCAAACTGTCGGTAGATGTTGACAAAGACCTACCAATTGAAACATTAAGGAGTGAACATGAGCGAGATAGAAATCTATTGGCAAGCGATAAGAAAGAAAAGTCCTAAGCCGCTGCCTGAGTTTAAGAATCTGCCAAGACAATATCAAGACATGGTTATTAATAGTGTCAATTTGTTATTGCTTGTAATCGATGGTGTGTCAAATGACATGGCTCGACAGAACTCTAATTAGAGGTGACTTTCTCTGTCTATGTACGACAGAGGCTGAGTTTCTAAAAGAACTCAAGCGCACTAAGAGTCCTGCTCCTTGGCCCAAATGGATTGAGGATGATGCCTTTGCCACAACACATTACATTGTGACTGGCAAGGGCAACAGAGCAACCATTGTCTGCATGACAGATAAGAAGATGGATGGTATTCCTGCTGCCAGTCTACTTGTACATGAAGCTGTACATGT